CTTCAGCTTAGAACGGCGGCCATCATTCTCTCGCTCTGACTTCAAACCGAGGATTTCGGTCTGCAAGGCTTTGTTCTGAGTAATGAGTGCCTGCGCCCATGCTGGGACCTGCTCTTCTTTCTCTTTCTTCTGTTTGCGGATTGGTTTCTTGTTGCCGGCAGGGTCATCATCATCGTCATCGACCTCGTCGTCATCCAAGTCTTGACTATCCTTAAAGCTCTGGATAGTACGCTGCGCGGTCTTTTGCGCAATCTTAAGATAAGGAAGAACCGCATTGACCTGCTTTTCAATCTCTGCGTTTACATCCTCGTCTGAGGCTTCTTCATCGAGTTCTAAGTTATTGGCAACATCGGCAGCAATACCCTCTAACTCCTCTCTACTGAACCCCAACGCCTTTGATTTGGGTTTCAGAATAACTAAAACTTGCTTCGTTCTTTTTTTCATTCTAACTAAATATTTAATTGAACAATAAATTCAAGAAATATCCCAGTACGAAGCGATAGCAATAAGTAATGCTGCAAAATTATAAAAAAAGTATTTAATCACCAAATATATTGCAAGGAAATATACTTAATGATTAAATACTTTATGGTTACATATAAATATTAGTCTGGATAATTGAGCTTATCCGGTCCAGCTGTGGATAAATATACGGAGAACATACCACATAGCTCTTTTGCTCCGTTTAGGTCGTTCAGCTTGTAATTACCGCATTCTACTTCCGAAGCACCCGGAATCGTCTTTGATAGAGAACAGGTCTTGAAGGCATCAACTATCATTTCCTTTATGAGATTTGAAGTCCACGTACCTTTAAGGACAAGGTAGAAACCTGTAAGACACCCCATCGGACCAAAATACAGAACCGAATTGCTAAGAGGGCTATCATTGCGTAAGTAGTCCGCCATCATATGCTCTATTGTGTGCGCGACAGCTGGTGACATCATATCATTATTTGGCTTGCATACACGAATATCGAATGTTGTAGCAGTCTCCAATCCCCATTTATCTACTCTCGAAACATAAAGGCCTGGCTTCAGTTTCGTATGATCAACTTTAAAACTTGGTATCATTCTCTAATAATTTACAAACAACACTAAATGCCTTTTCGGCAAGGCTATCCCAAAAATCTGCATACTGCTCGGTTTGGTTCGGCTCCAGAGGGTTATCACTAATAACTCGGATAGACGTAAATCCAATCCCTTTCTTGTAGCATACCTGTGCAAGGGCGGCAGACTCCATGTCAATAGCACATACGTTATACGAATTAGGGAGAAAATCCTTAATCGCCAATACCTGCTCTCTCGTAGTGACAAACTTATCTCCCGTAGCTATGGTTCCTAATCGGAATCTTTCATCCATATCAATCCAGGAGAAATCAGAAGGAAAGACTGCCGGCATACCTTGAACTTGCCCGTTGGCATTCGGTTCGCCGCAATATACATCGTGGTAACAGTACGAATTACCGATTACGACATTACCAGGTTTCAATCCTGCAACGGCAGCACCGGCGCATCCTACCGAGATTACTCTTGTAACTTTGCTGGACGTATTCGACGAAAGAAATTCTGTCAAGCAAGATGCCGCATTAACCTTGCCAATACCAGACTTGATTAAAGCTATGTTTTGAACATTTTTGTAGTCAAGCCAATTCTTTGCAATCCATTCGCTGATAAGGTCGTATTCCTTATCCATAGCGGTAACTATGACAATCATTGCGCACCTCCTTTCGTTAGCTTAAGCTTCTTGCAACGGTTGTAAATAGCGTTCTCATCCACTCCAATCTTGGTAGCAATGGCTTTTACCGGGTACTTGCCATACATTCTGCGAATGATGAAATCCTCGTCAGCAGTAAACACGTGGCTCTTGCTGATGCCCATTTCCTTCATCTTTCGATGGATGGCCCAATAATTACGATTGAGCTGCTTTGCAATCTCCGTTGTCGTCATCACCAAAGCGTTAACCTTGATGAACTCAATCTCTTCTTCACTAAAATGTTTTCCTCTACTCATTATTTAATATTTGGGTTCATTAAGCCGCCCAAGGCTTTCTTTCTCTTTCTGTTATATCTTCTGTTTGCAGCAATCCTTTCAGCGTTCTCTTTACGATAGACTTCCATTCTTGCCAATAAATGTTCCTTATGCTCCTGGTAGTACCTTCTATGGTATTCCCGGATATCCTCCTCACTTCTCGCCATGAACCTTGTCTTTTATAAGTTCATACAGTGATGGGCTGAGTGTGCTCCATTGGTCATTATCGTCTTTCACGAGATAGAATCCATCAGGGACATAGAACTCTCGATTTCTTAACCTAACTATCAATGTCTGTTTGGTGCAGTCTCCGCTGACAGTCTTTACTAACTCTGAAACGTCCGGGCATTTCCATAATTCTTGGATGTTCTCGGAAGATACTTTAATTGCAATCATATCACTTGAACTTGATGATGAAAAATTCATGATCCAACCACTTGCCTGGGCAAAGACCTTTCGTCGGCTTACCGATGGTGATACTCTCAATCTCCTTTTCTACCTTTGGGCTATCGTCATAGTAGCCGTTCTTGAAGAGAACGTGAGTGAATGGTACGAACTTCATTGTACCATTATTCAGTTTCTCCTTGATAGTATTGATGTCTATAAGCATTTCAAATGTCTTACCGATATGAAGCTTATCGTACTTATCGAAATCTTTGAATTTCTCATCCTTGATAAGGAGAAGGCGACTCATCCAAAAATCTTTAATTACCCGATACTCTTCATTCTTTTCGCCCGACACTATCATATCGAACCATTCCTTGCTGACTGCGAGGGTAAGAACCTTCTTCTTTGCTTCTGATAAATACTTATCCATTACTTTAGTTAATCTTTCCATAAGCTAACTTATTTTCCCTCTGTTTTTACTACAAAGAAATCGTCACCAATGTCTTTTCTTCTATTCAACTCTTTGCAAAGTACAGATGTATCAGCAAGGTTGATATGCTGGTTTACATACTCCTCCTTATCTGTGAAGGTAAGGAGTGTTTCATCTAGGTTATTTACTTCCTCTATATTCTCCACACTTTCCGAAAGATATTTGATTTCTCCATGGATAAAGTCATACACATTTTTGTCGATAACTTTCTGTCTTGTCAGAGTTTCGACTGCTGTTTGAATCTTTAAGATTGATTTTTGCATTTCTTGTTTCATAATCATATTTTGTTTATTTTAGATGAACAACAAAGTTTTTTGGCTTAAACTCGATAAAGCCATTATCCTTTTTCGTTTGAGTAGTCTCAATGCTGAAACCGACACATTTCTTGAAGAGAGCTCTTATTTCAGAACCATTCCTGCAGAAAAGCTGTACGTAATCAATTTTCCTAAAGTAATGGTCAACAGAATTCCCATACTGAATATGAGGTTTTCCATTACTATCTAATCTGGCCGTTAATTGGTCTAATCTTATTATTGGCTTTACACCCTCGATAAGGGTATGGCACCAACGTGGGGTGCAAGGTAAACATACTAGTCCTACCTTGCCTTCTTTGATTTCATCAAACTCCTTCTCACCTACAGTAATATTCAAAAAAGTCATGTGCTAACCCTCCTTCTCGTTCATTTTAGCAATGTGATCATTGTAGGCATCATAGTCCTCTTTACTAATCTCAATAACGCTATGTATGAGAGTTGTACCGCTAACCATATCATCCTTGAATTTCTCTTCTACGTCCGTGATGAGGTCCATGATAGGATAGAACTTAATATCCTCCTCTTCCCCCTTAACGGAACTCGTAACTGAGGTATAGGTTAATTTGCCATCCTTACGCATGAAGGCGGCTACTGCGTAATAATATCTTTCTCTTATCATAAGTCATATTTTTTTAGTTTATTTGAACTACCTAATATATCTCTAATATCGAAAGGAGTTTTGCCAGCCCATCTAGTAAGGCAATTCATTAGCTTGCGAGAATATCTTGCAGAAATCTTTTCTGCCTTTACAATACGATGATCAACTCTGCCATGACCGCCACCTTTAGTGGCATAATACAAAGCCCATCTAGGCTCCCAGTAATGCTTAATCTTTGGAAGCTTTTTCACTACGTCCAATCCATCCAATACCATCCTTAAATAGTGAGGACTTCCGTAGCAACGCTTCATTATCTTCTTGGCTTGTCTAATCTTCATACGCTACTTCTTTTTTTTACAAGGGCAGCTCTCTGCGTGAATAACATAAACTCCGTGTTTCGTGTCCACAAGCAGATAGTCGTGCCCTTTCTTGGTGAATATTTTTATATTAAACTCTTCTTTTTCGTGTGGAGTTCCTAAGCTGAAAGAAATCCTAAAACCAATTACCCCTATTATGAAAATCAAAAAGAGACAACCGTATGACTTGGCTAAGTCTAAAATCTTACTCTTCATACGTTAGTCCTCCTTATCGAATTTATTGCCAACAACAATGAATTTACCTAATGAAAGATAATAACCTAACGGTTTTTCATAAATCTTTCCATTAGCATGTGTGAGGTAATACCCACTTAACTCTTCCGACCATACAATTTCTGATGGAAGAAAAGGATAATTCTTTATAACATCATGTTCGTACAATTCATTGCCCTCACAATCTTTCAGACCTGTGAATTGGCAGACAGTATCTGTATCAACTTCTCTCTTGTTACAGATAGAATCCTCATACCATTCAATAAATGTTCCGAAAGGCGTCTTTACCAGAGAACCTTTCACCCATTTACCATCACTCAGTTTCTTTGCTTTAAACAAAATACTTCTCATTTTTATTTAATTTTGTGAGCAGTACTATTAGTATGCTCTATATGTTCATTATTACAACAATGTGGATAGAAATATTTATCTGCTCCATACATAAGTTCTTCTATAATATCATCGTCACTATCTTTGCACTTAGAGTCAATAATAACTCTAATATTTACTTCAAATTCTCTTGCCATAACTATTTTTTCCAATATTTACCAATTAAATAACCGATAACTCCACCCATAAAAGCTACATATAGAACAGCTAGGGTAAGCACAATATAGAATCCAAACATAACTATTCTTCTTTAAGTTCTACTGGCTCATCGCTCCAAGATAACTCTCTTCCGATGAGCTTCTTGATACTTCCATGAGGTATAAGAACACAACCACCGATACCAGAATATGTAGGATTCCAATATCCATATTCTCCAGCTCCACTTCTGTATGGTTTCTTTTCAAAAAGAAATTCCTTACCATTTCCATTAGTTGCTACCCATGCCATAACTTATTCCTCCTCCACTTTTACGCCAAAAGGAATGAGGTCAGCAAATGCAAACTTATCAAAAGCATCTTTAAATGAATACTGTATTGAAGTATATACTGATACATATTCTAAACATCGGATAAGATGCATAACTCCATCCCTTCTACCAACTACCCACCCAAAAGGCTGGTGCTTGAGCATTTCTGCCCAGCATTCTTTTGCATTTTCGAATGGGCGGTACTTTGGCTCTGGCTTAATTCGGTACTCTGTATTATTCCAAAACTCAATCTCTGTCATTTCCGTCCAATCATTCGGAATGTCTGAGCCTTTTACGGCACTCGGTTTTGTCCTACACTCAATTGCCTCTCCTTTTGCAAAAGCTTGCAAGAAAGGACAAAATTCTTTTGCTTGTTTTCTGTCCATAATTTAGTCCTCCAACTCTTTAAGTGCTCCTTCCAAGTAACCAACAATCATTTTTTCTTCAAATTTTGAATAATAGTTACCATTCATATAATGAATAGTCTTTTCAATAGCTGATTTTATTTTTTCTTTGTTCATTGCTTATCCTCCTTTTTTCTGATTCTTTCTATATGCTTTAGTTGCGCAATACTTATATTGCCATATCGTCTATACATACTTTGGAGATATACAATATAGCTAGCTAATGTTATTTTATCTGCATTCATATTCTCTTCTTTTTACCACCTGCGAATACTTGTGTCATGTTTATCGCAGATTTAATATCTTTGTACCTGACACCACAAACTGTTGCCACATCTTTAATTGCCTCATCCATTTTGAATTGCCTTGCCAAAAATTGATTAGTCTTTATCAAACTGATGATTTCTTCTTCCGTATGAATGCCTTTCCAAAATAGTTCGGTATGGTCACCAACTCTATCTTCATCTACAGAGAACGGAACACCATAATTTGTATAAACCTCTCCGTGATGTTTGATAACGTGGCGACCAGGATTCTTTCGGATATAATTTATCCAAGCATCACAGTCGCACTCACACCATATATTGTATTCTATTCCTGTCAGAGTTTTATCAAGTCCGATAGGATAATGCCCAGAACACCCATTTGTTCCAAAGTAAATAATCTCTGCCATATTCTCTTCTTTTTACCCTCTCCCTTTTGCAGGAGAGGGTGGTTAGTTACTCTGTTACCATTTCAAAAGCTTGCGCTCGTAGGCTTCCCATTGTCATAGGCATTGCCTTAATTGCTTTTGTTTCTGTGTAATGTTTTATTTCTTTGTTCATAGTTTTACCTAGTTAATGTTATTCATCAATTTCAAAACTCCATTGTTCCATATCAAACACTTCTTTTAGCTTTTCAATGACTTCATAAAAGTCATCTTTGGAACGTAACGCTGTGCCACAATCGCCAACTTCTGAGTATTCATAATGTCCCATATCTCTTTGTATCATTTCCTTCGTTAAAGGAACGCCAATATCAAATGCAAGGGAACGAGATTCACTCGGAATATCTATTGCCTTGTCATCTACATCTGTAATATATCCACTGATATAATGTGATGCATCATTGACATCTGTGTTGTGAATTGCTGAATATGCCTTACAGAAATAATGACAGGCTCCTCCACATAACCCGATAAAAGTTGAAATTCTAAAACGTAACACACGCTTACCATTTTTACGGCTGGCTTTTGTAACATAGTCAACCACATTTTTATTGAAAAAATCTAATGATTGAAACCTAAACCCCTCACCAATAGTTGCCGGTAATGGGAATGGTCCTTCAGTAATATCGTACCCACTTTCAAAAAAAATGTGCTGATTCAGCCAGCTTACGATTTCTTCGTCTGTTTTTCTAGCCATTGGCTGACTTAACATAGCTTTTAACATATCACTTATATTTATGTCCTATAAGGATGTTTAGTTACTAAAGCTCATCAAACTCTTTCTGAAGTCTCTGTTTTGTTTCATTCAGAAGCTGCTTGAATTTGGTTTTAAACTCTTCATCACACTCTGAAAGCTCATAAATAGCATCAGCAAGACTACTACGCATTGATTTTGGAGACATATTTAAGAGTTCATTTACTTTAGGAATTAAACTCTTTGCTAAGATATTTGCTCTTTCTAATTTTTCTGTATTCATATTACTATCTATTTATATCCTTTGCAGGATGGTTAATCAATCTTCTTGATACTATCAATTTCCATACTCCATAGTACAAGCTCTCTATTGGAGCGAGTGCCATCTTTTTTAGCAGGGTTGATTCTTACATCAATCTCGCCATTATAGCCACCGTAACCTCGGTCTGGAACAATGCTTTTAATCCAACAAACATCACATCTGGAACAGCTAACTTTGTCGCCAACCTTGTATGGAAGACTTTTTATGTACTCATTAACGTCAGAATAAATCTGATTGTTAGCGTCATCAATAATACTTTGTTGCTTGGCAACCTTTGTCTTTAATTCTTCTTTTGTCATATCTTTAAAATTATACCCGGAGGCGTTATAACTTATTCAAAATAGTTTTCTGAATCTCCGTCACAACTTTCATGCTCGCATACCTTCCGTTTCCAAATCTCACAATAAAGTAAATCTGTTATAGTTGGTTTTGCATGCTTGCAGTATTTACAAACTTGATACATTGCATCCATACCTACACCTCCATTTCGTGTTTGATGCATAGACCGAATAGAATGTGCTGGAGTTCGTGAACAAAGCTAACACTTGCGAGGTTATGCTTATCTGCGCCAGCACACACCAAGAACTCATCATTTGATTTTGTATCTTTCGTTATATACAGATACGCTCTTTTGGTTGTTAGCTTATACCATTTACCATCTTCCTTCCATCCATTCTTCTCTAGAATCTCTGGAGTAAGAGGAATTGGTTTTATAGCATCCTCTCTAATCCAACCACAATTTCCATCTATATAATAGAATAATTTAGTACCTTTTAAATAAGAACTTGTAATTCTTATTATTTCTTTTTTTGTGGTTATACACAATATCTCCTGGTATATACTTAGGATTAAAATTTATTACCATACTACTTTCCTTTTGAATGTTTGTACTTCTTTATGGCATCCTTTTTAGAGGCTGCCATAATCTTAACACCCTTGATGGTGAACGCATGTTGCGCCTTTGGCTGACACTTCTGTTTGTCAGATGGAATACTGCCTTTCGGCACATTGAATCTAAAACTAGGAAGACCAAAAGGGAAATCACTCATTTGATATTCCATTTCAGTTTTCATACCAATTATTGATAGTAGTCCATTCATAATCTACCCTTTCTTTTTCTAAGTTCTAACATTCTTCTAGTTCTGCGATTTTCCTTGCCGCTAGGAGGGTTGCCAGCATACCTTAGTTGCGGAATGCAATCATAACCTCTATAGATATGAGCTTCATTGATTGCATTGATTTCATCACTAGTCAAGGCTTCTTTAAGTGATACACCAGTTGGTGTTACAATTATCTTTGCATCGTCTCTAATCATACCTAGCCCTCCACATCTTTAGTTGTACCTAACAATGATTCATTGCCGATGTAAGGAATGCAATATATCCAATTAGCATAAACGCAATGATAATATCCATCTTTGTCTATATAACCAAACAAATTTGCACGCCAATTATCTGATTTACTATCTCTAACCAACACCCTATCAAATGGTCTCAGCTCAACCTTCGTTTTCAAATCAACAATCTGTTTCTTCACTGCATCCCAAGTCTTGCCCTTCTTTGCTAAAGCGTCAAAAAAATGCATCTTTTCTTCTTCTGTAGATAAACGAGCTATACAGGTGCTTTTTTTGCAATAACCACCTTCACGAATAGTAATTATGCCTCTACTATCAAGACTAGCATGTAAATAATACTTTTTATCATTTTCTGCTTTGAAAACACCAATAAGTGAACGTTCTCTAGGAAGTTTAATGGTAATAAAATCCCAATCCTTGAACTTAGTTTTTTGCGGCTTATCCTTTAGGATATCCGCTATGTTTATCTTTTCTTTCATAACTAAACCAATTTTTGCGTTAAACAATACTGGTAGTAACTTATACTACCAACGTATTTTGATATTTTGGGCAGCTCACCATCATAAGGAGTGACTTTCAAGCCATCAATGAAATCAGCATTCTCAGTTGATACCTCGGTATCATGCTCATTCATAAACACCTTTTGCGCTGTCGTAGAATGGCTTTCAGTTCTAAGCTTACCGAGTGACCGCCAAACCTGCTTGCTATGGATGAACAATCCATGCAAAGGAATAGTCTTTACTTCTACTTTTGTTTCCATAACCTTTATTTTAATACATCTATTCTCTATCTAAATAAAACGGGGAATATCGCAATACTCTCATTTCTCTTCTCATATAAATCTCAGCTAAACGAGCTGCTTTATAAAGCTTAATATATGGCTTATCTTTGAGATATTGAATAAATTCGACAACAGAATATTCTTTCTTTTCCATACCCTTAACCATTTAAAGATGATAATAACTATTTGATACCCTTGCGCCCAAATCGAAGCAGCCCACAGCATCCGGCTTTAAGAAGCGTTTCTCTAACTTCTCCAAAGCCTCTTTATACTTCTGTTCCATGTGCTTACAATGAAGTCTCTGAGCTAATTTAAGTTGCTCGACAACACCCTTGCGAGCAACTCTATATTGTTTATCGGACATCATAGCCTTATTCGTTCACATAGTTGATTACGTGCTCCTGTGCTTGCTCATGCAAGTTATCAAAAGCGTCTTCTATAACTTCGGCTGTCTGATCGCCATTAAGGTTCTTCAGCATTTCGCCAACAACTTTTACCTGATGTTCTATAGGTAAAGAACAGAACTCTTCAACAAGGAAGCTTTTCTGATAATTGTAAGACATATCGTGAAATAAGTCTGATAAATCTACGTTTGCTTTATATACTGACATAATCTTAATCGAAAATATGATGGTTCAACTTTCTCTTTCTGAGGTTTCTCTTAATCACTTCCATATCCTTGTGGTCGTTAGTATGGTCCGCAAGAAGCTTGATGATTTCATAGATGTCATTTGCGTTATCCTCCAGGTTGGCGCAAATTTTCTCGTCACCGAAGAAACTCTTATTAAAGGGTTTCAAATGGAAGTAGTACTTTTTGGCTGCATCCTGCATCTGAGTGTAGTGCATCTTCTGCTCTTGCTTGTACTGAACGCTTAACAGCCTAAACATGCCCTGTTCATCCTTGATGAGCTGATCAAATACATCTGTTACCATTGCAATCAAGCAGCCATTGACCTGCAGGCGTTGGATAATCTTTTCCTGCTTCAAGCCAGATGTTACACCAAGCTCTGAGAGTGTAACCTTCAAATCGTTTACTGTAACTTTCTCTTTTCCCATTGTCTTACTTTTTAATTATCAAACCATGAACCTGCATATCTCCATTCCCAGTGAAGGCAAGTGTCATTAGGCTTCTTGCCTTCAGTATAGCATATTTCGGAAGCTATGCAATTACTACATATATGCTTCATAATCATGGAAGTTTAGATACCATATAATCTATCTCCTTATCCGTAAGGTCCAGATTGTTCTTACGCTTGAACTTGATGATGGCATCAATTCCGACCTCACCTTCAACCAACTGGTAGATGGCATCCTCATCAAATCCATTGTCGAGAACCTTGATAAGCTCCATTCCCAAATCATGGATTTTCTGCTGAAACTCCTTTTTGAGGTCTGCGTTAATTCGCTCTAAAGCTTCTGCTTTTTGACTGAATCCGCATCCGCCCTCAATGGCGAAGTCGTTACTGATGTTCTGACACATCTGATCAATGTCCTTGCTACCGAAGAACTGAGCGAAATAGGTATCGCCCTTCAAGGACTGTAGAATATCGATTTCTTCTTGCTTTGTCATAACTAATCCTCCTGGTCTAATTTATCATATTCTTTACGCAACTCAATAATTAAATTGGTGTAGGAAGCCATAGAGTCTTTCAAAAGTGAAAGCATACCTTTATGGTTGAGGATGTCGCCAACCGCCGTGTAGTACTTAAGGTTGTCGTTTGCCCCCAGAAGGTCAAAGCTACCGCAGCATGCCACATTGGTGTTGAAAGACTCTTCCTGGAAATTACCAACTTTAGCCTGGTAACGAATCACCAGGTTTCTGTCTCTTTCGACTCCTTTCAAGTTCAAGTGGACGATAAGTGACTTATAGCCTAAGTCAATACCCTCTACCTCCCAATCAGGGCAAACTGAAATGATGTCCTTAATCTTCTTTGTGGCTGACTCAAACATATTCTCGATGTTCTTTCTAACCTCTGCCTTCTTTGTTTCAACTGAATTGTTCATAATCTTTATAATTTTAATTGGTTCAACTTATAAGGTAGGCTCTGAATAGTCAAAACTACTACCTTTTATCTATATGCAAAGGTACGAAAATTTTCTGATATATGCAAATTTACCAACGATTATTTTAGTTAAAAATACTAAAACCATTAAATATATGCGAATATATCCGTAATTTTGCCAAATCAAACTTCGAAGATTATGATAGATTTTAATGAACTTTTTAAAAGAAATGACGTTGGCAGCATCATAGGAGAGCTGAAACAACGCGTGTTGGATATTCCACTTTGGAGTACCCTGTTATCTGAGTATGAGCCTATGCTCCATGAAATCGTAGAAGACCACGTAGGCAGACAGGACAGAACGCTTGATGACGGAATTGTAGAAAAGGCAGCTAGATTGCCTATCGGATTGGAGAAGCTTCTTACTAGAAGAATCTCTGAGTTCACAATGGCTATACCGGTCAAGCGTGTATATACGTATGATCAGGCTGACGAGGAACTGAAGACGATTGTTCGTGCCATCGAGAAAATCTACACCTGTGCACACATTGATGCCGTGAACATGCACAGAGCAAAGTGCTATTACGCCTCTTGTCAGATGTTCACACTTTGGTACACGCAGAAGAAGCCTAACAAGCTCTACGGGTTCAACAGTCAGTACAAACTGAAATGCAAGACATTCTCTCCAATGGACGGAGTTGACATCTATCCTTACTTTGATGAGTATGACGACTTGCTTGCTCTGTCATTCGAGTATAAGCGTAAGGTTACTGACACAGAGCACACCTTCTTCGAGACCTATACCGCAGACCATCATTACAAGTGGGACCTGTCTTCAGACGACGAAGAGTCCGGATGGAATTTGGTGGATGATAATGAGATTTCTATCGACAAGATTCCAGCCGTGTTCTGGTACCGGCACAAGCCATGCTGGGGAGGATTGAAACCTATCCGTGAGAATATCGAGTACACCATTTCCCGAAACAGCGATGTTGTGGCATACAATTCCGCTCCTGTCTTGAAGATTGCCGGTGCCATCGTTGGAATGGAGCGAAAGGGAGAGAGCAAGAGGGTGTATAGAGTCAGCGAAGACGGCGATGTTAGCTACGTGTCTTGGCAGCAGGCTATCGAGGCTCTTAAGTATCACGTTGACACTCTCGTCAAGCTTTTCTTCATGCAGTCTCAGATGCCGGACATCAGTTTCGAGAATATGAAGAGCCTTGGCAATATCGGCTATGATTCAAGAAAGACACTCCTCATGGATGCCCATCTTAAGATAGGAGAGGAGACTGGTGCCTGGATTGAAGGCTTCGAGAGAGAGGCCAACGTCATAAAGGCGTTCCTTTCCAAGATGAACACGAAATGGGCAGCTAGAATGGATGAGATTACTGTAGAGCACATTATCACTCCATTCATCCAGGAGGATGAGAATACCCAGATTGACAAATGGCTTAAGGCTAACGGCAACAAGCCTCTCGTCAGCCAGAAGGAATCTATTCAGCGTGCCGGTCTTTCCGATGATCCTGACAAGACTTTCAACGAGATTCAAGGAGAAGAGGAAGTAGAGGCCACAAGAACAGCAGCTTCTATGCCTAACTTATTCTCGGAGGAATAGCCATGAGAAAGAAGAAGGAAGAAGAGAAACTGCACTTTTGCCGTGAGTGTGCTCATGCTACTGACTTCCATAGTATGAGCCTTAAAGGTCAGCCTATCCTAGCCAAATGCCCATATCAAGAATGGAGCGTTCTTCTCAACTGGGATTGCTGCAAACACTTTAAAATGAAATTGTATGAAAAAGCCAAAACTGCCTAATCAGAAAAAGGCATATAAAGACCTTGGCAAGAGACTGAACGCTTATACCCGGAAAATCATTTCCATCTATGAGACTCTTGCCAAGGAGTCCGCTAAAATCGCCACCTCCACCGACTTCGATGGGGATGGCGAGTTCTCTTTTGATGATTTCCCTAGAACAGAAAGGAAGGTGAATGCCTTGCTGGATTACTATTCAAACAATATGCAGGCATTGGTCTATAATGGCATATCGGACGAATGGAAGAACAGTAACACGCTGCAGGACCTACTTGCCAAAAGGGTAATCGGTACCTTTACTAGGAAGATAGCGGACGCAAAACAGAAAGCTTACTTTGAGCACAACAACGCGGCAAAGAAGGCTTTCATGGAGAGAAAGATTAAAGGTCTAGGTCTTTCAGAAAGAATATGGAACCAGAGAGCTGATGTAAAGGAGTCTCTGGAGAAAGCTCTATCTGTCGGCATAGAGAAGGGTATGAGTGCAGTTAAACTCAGCAAGAAGGTCAGCAAGTACCTTAATGATTATCCTTCACTTGCCAAAGACTATAAGAAGAAATACGGAAAAGCCATAACCATTCAGAACTGCGAGTACAGAAGCGTTCGCCTGGCACGTAACGAGATAAACATGGCCTACCGTTCTGCCGAGCAGGAAAGATGGGCTAGGATGGACTATATTAAAGGCAAGGAGATAAAGACAACCAACAATCCTAGCCATAAGCACGATATGTGTGATTTGCTTGCTGGCATATACCCGAGCTATTTCCCTTGGGTCGGTTGGCACGTGAATTGTATGTGCTATGCCATCCCGGTAATAATGAGTGAAAAGGAGTATTGGAGCGGTAAACAACCAAGCAATGCTATGCCTAAGAACTTCACAAATTGGGTAAATGATAATAAAGATAAGGTGATGCAATCATCCTATATCACTCAATACGCTCGCTCTGAAAGGTCACAAAGGCAAGTTCGAATAGCTGCACAGAACTCACCAGAGGTGAGGGCAAGACTTCGAGAATTCATTAATGAGACAATGCAAACAAAATTTAGAGAGGTAGAGCTACCAGACGGTCAAACGGCTAGAAGACTTTATCTCAATAATAATAATGAGGAATTTGTGGTAGGACGAAATTTCTTTTCTGAAACGATGGCAAAGAATATTAGAAATAGAAGACTTAGCGAAACAATACAAATTGCAGCCGATGTAAACGAATGGTTTCCTACAGCAACATTTGACAGGATTGAGGAAGGTAGCCATCATGATTTTCAGTTCAAAGTATTCCATGCTACTTATCAAGGAAAACGAATAGAATGTAAGGCTAAACTTACAAGTGAAAATATCCTTTATACTATGAGATTACTAAACTAAAAAGCAAGGGATTGGAAACCCTCCCGAAGTCTGCATCCGAAGACCGACGTGTGAGAGGTCTATCCAATCCCTATTTATCTTTCTCCTTTACCGCTGCAAAGGTAATATTTTATTTTGGAAAATCCAAATCTTTTCTTGGAATTTTAATTGGTTCAAGCCCTCGCTGGTGCATTTAATGTCTTGTAAGCCTCGAAAGCCAATGTGCTCACGTGCTCGCTGATGGTGGTGGAGATTGTCATAATGTCTCCCATAAGGAGCATCGTCTCTCCCTTTCCGACCTCTGTGATGAGACTCAAAAGGCAGTTGATTTCATCCTTAAGCGTCTCGGCTTTCTTCATCAGCGGTGTTGGCCGCTCGACCTTGACCTCTTCCTTCTTCTCACCAGACTGAGAAGCAATACACTTCTCAACAGCCTTCGGCACTCTCGGCTTCGGCAGGTTGCAGATGATGTTCTTCTCCTTCAATGCGAGAAGCCAGCGTCTGCCTCGCTCCGTCCAAAGAGGTCTTCTTGTGTACTTGCCCTTGATAAGGTGTGTAGTCACCTCAGTTAGCTGATAGGTGGAGTAGGGACTTGCCAGCATCCACTCATAACCCTGGTTGAACGCAAGGCCAACCTCCTTCAGCTCTTCGTACAGCTTCTGTGCGCTGCTCATGCCCAACTCCTTTGCCATCTGCGTAGTGGAATAGACACCCTTTGTCATGTCGCACTTCTGCACTCTCTTGAAGCATTCATCGATTCTCTCCTGGAGATCACCCATGATTTCCTTCTGTCTTGTTAACCACTCCTGGTCCTTCTTAACTTCGACCAGCATTTCCTTTGCGAACTCTTTCAAGCTCATATCTGCATTTGTTGCCATAAGATTTCTGTTTTAAGCAACCATCAAGCTCATTTTATAAAGAAGGGCAGCCGCTTGTCACGCCCTCAGAAATCAGCCTAAGAGAACCAGCGTCCCGGTCTTATCTCCTTGGCAGGTCGTAACGTTGCAGTTGCCCTTGTATGTAGTTGGCTCTTAGTCAATTTTACGACCTTCTTTCTATATGCAAAGGTACGAAAAAATCGGCAAATTACCAAATCTTTTAACCTAAATTACGAATTTAATTCGCTGTAAATCAACTGGTTACAAGCTGTCTATATGTTTCTTGGCTTCAGCTAATCCAACGCCCTTCTCATCCATATATAACTTAACAGCTTGAATAACTTTCTTCGATTGTACCATCTCTCTCAGCACAGAATCCAAATCGTCTTCTCGTGGCTGCTCGACATTGATTTCTGTTGGCTGAACTTTACCACCACATCTATCAACCTCATCGATAATTACGTTTACGATATCTGCAATTTCCTGTGCAATTTTAAGTCCATTCCTATAGATGTAGCCTTCAGTTCCGTTGCTCTTGATAGGCTTTCCTTCTACAGTCATATTTCTTGCGTTGAAAGTGTTTATGAGTAATGAAGGAGAATTTACATCTCTAAGCAAAATCTTAACTTGAACCAGAGATACCACAGAAGCTTGCTTGCTTCCACCAGATAAGCCTCCGACTATAGCTCCTGCACTTCCAGCAACAGCTCCACCGACGATGGCTCCACCAATAGTGCGAATTGTTGATTTCTGATGAATCGTCTTTCCGTTATCTATCACCTCTACCTTAATAATGTCATTATAAGAAATGGTCTTTTGTGTGATATGATTTGAATAGAAAATCTTCTTTCTATTATTATCGATCATAAAGACAAATTGATTGTTTATACCAATGACTTTCTTTGTAGGTGTAAAGTCTGATACCGAATTGATTATTTCTTCAAGTTCCTTCCCTTGATTTTTTGTTTGGTTGCTCTTCCAACATACTTGAATGATTGCTGCGACAAATATAAGTATGACAATAAAGATAAATATTCCCATATGATGCGCCCGTCATGCCGGTAGCTAAGCTTTAGTTAATAATCCGTCTATCAGATTAATAACGCATCATATGGTACTTTATTGTGTTGAACCAAAAAAAATCAGATTATTTTTTTGAGTGCCTTTTCTCGCCCTGCATTCAGCTGGCGGTACTCATAGAAGTCTTTGTAGTGCTCGACCTTACCATAAAGCTTCGGGTGGTCCATCATATCGTTCAGCATTTCTTTACTAAACTCGGTGAATCCAAAATTATAGCCACTCTCACCACCTTGTATAGCACCACTTCCATGTGTTCGAGATGGCACGTATTGATATGTGAGACTTATTCCTCCCTCAGATGTATATTTTGCAAGCTGATAGGATAGAAACTTTCCATCCTTTCTTACTATGTAGCCATGTAACTGATTTATAGCAATAACACGATAGCCTAGTTTCTTAATTTCCTCCAGTCTGTTTTTCATAAGCAAAGAACTCCATTCCGACACATATAAAGGCTTTCTAACGTTCACGTCGTGAAAGTTCTGAATGAACACATCAAGCTTTTCACAATCCCAATCTCTTGGATAAGTTATGTTGACACATCTTCGCAAGTCTCTTTTGTAATTAATCAGGACGAAAGTTTCTGTCTTAGACTCATACTTTCTTTTTAGCTTAACCTCTAACTCCATAGTTATTTCTTCTTGAATTTATAGTTTGGGCAGCTTCTCTTGTTTCCCATCGCAAGCAGTACCGGGAACAGCAGACCGTGCCTGCAACCATTTCCGTGCTCGTCAGCAGCCTCGCAAGAGAAGCAGCCGTAATACTCGTTAATATTTAATGCTGCCATTATTCGTAATCCCTAATGTTCAACAATACTGGAAATCTCGGTACTCCAGCGTCAGAATACCCTTGATGCTGAACAGTCGCCGCCATACCTATCAACTCGTCCTTATCGGCTAAGTATTGAGCTCTGAGTGACCTTGAACCTACCGGGCGGGCACAGAACTCGTACTCTCCACACTTCAGTTTGAATATAGCGGTACCTGCATCATTGCCCTCCGCTTCCAAAACATCGACCACCTTGAACTCTGTCGTGTCGAACGATTTCAGCTTCATAAGGTCATTGCTTCTGCCCTCGGTATATGTTCCATCTGCATTTCTGATAATAGCACCCTCGTAACCAGTGGAAACGAATATCTTGTGCCATCGCTTGATGTCCTTCTCTGAATGGGCAACGAAAGTCTGCGTAAGGTACACCGGTCCGTTTGGATCAATGGAATCAAACTCCTCCTGCAAAACTTTCCATCTGGCAGAAAAGCTTCCTGGAATCTGTGCATCGTAGATAACCATACGTAGCTTGTCAGTCATAGCTGAACGGCACTTGACGGCAGAGCATATCTGCTGGAAGGTCAATTCCTGGTGGTTGTATATCTCCCCATCCAAAGGAAGCATACCGCGGTGTTTCTCTCCCCAAGCCTTAATCTGAGGAACATCGTATTCCTTACCGCCTCTCGATGTGAGGTGAACCTCGCCACCTTCTCCTTCATGAAGGATGCAGCGAACTCCGTCATACTTAGGCTGGGTGAAGCAAGGAAACTTCGTCTGCGACGGATAATATCTTGTTGCTAACATTGGTTTCATACGCTACTTAATATCTGAGGTTATTTTAATTCTCAATGGAGTACCATTCACTCTGTGCGTGACGAAAGACTCCAGGTCCGTATAGAAGCTACTGTAGCACTCTACACTAGAGCTTTCTACTTCAATGGTGATATTTTTTTTCATAGCCATTTACCGTATCT